GCCTCCGGGGAGTGGAGATTCCCGGGCACACTTGAGTTTCGCAACCACCAACTGCGCAAGTTAGGCTAGGGCCCCCTGCCCTGCCCCGCCCAGCCCCGTCCTGACGTCTGATGGCACCATCACTGTGAGCTGAAGCCATGCCGAATGCGTTCCTGTCCGTCCGCCCCGCGTCGCCGCACCTGCCCCTGACCGTCCCGGCGGCCCCGCTCCGCGCCGTCTACGACGACTTCCCGACGGCGTTCATCCCCCAGCTCTGGGCGAACGAATCGATCGCCATCCTCGAGGAGAACCTGGTCGTCGGCAACCTCGTCCACCGCGACTTCGAGAACGTGATCGCCTCTTACGGCGACACGGTCAATACCCGCCGCCCCGGCGAATTCAAGGCGAAGCGGAAGACCGCCGCCGACAACGTCACCGTGCAGGCCAACACCGCGACCAACGTCCCGGTGGTGCTCAACCAGCACCTGCACACCAGCTTCATCATCAAGGACGCCGACCAGTCCAAGGCGTTCAAGGACCTCGTGGTCGAGTACCTCCACCCGGCCATGCTGTCGATCGCCCGCGAGGTCGACCAGATCGTCGGCGGCCAGGTCCACCAGTTCCACGCCAACGGCGGCGGGTACCTGGGCCAGATGACCGGGGCGAACGCCGAGCAGTTCCTGCTGGAGACCCGGCAGGTCCTGAACATCAACAAGGCGTACGTCGAGGACCGCAACCTGATCCTCACCCCGGCCAGCGAGACCGGCGTCCTCAGCGACCCGAAGTTCTTGCAGGCGTACTCGGTCGGTGACGACGGGACCGCGCTGCGCGAGGCCGCCCTGGGCCGGAAGCTGGGGTTCAACATCTTCATGGCCCAGAACCAGCCGTTCGTCCCGGCCGGCGCGACCGTGCTCTCGGGCACGGTCAACAAGGCGTCGGGCTAAGGCGTCGGCACCACGACCTTCCTGATCCAGGGGATCGTGGCGGCCATCCCGGTCAACGCCTTCGTGGTCATCGGCGGCGAGGGCTCGGCCCTGCGGGTCGTCTCGACCGTCGGCGGCGCGACCCCGACCGCGATCACCGTCAACCGCGGCGCCAAGCAGCCGGTGTCCAACGGCGCGGCCGTGACGGTCTACGTCCCCGGGTCGGTCAACAACGCCCCGGGCTACGCGGCCGGCTACGCCAAGCAGATCGCCGTCACCGGCGTGACGCTGTCGGCCGGCAACGCGGTCACCTTCGGCAGCGACCCCACCAGCCCGGTCTACTCGGTCATCGACGTCGACCCGGTCAACGGGATCACGCTCGACCGCTCGCTGGAGCTGCCGATCAACAACAACGACGACGTGAACGCCGGCCCGTCCGGGTCGTTCAACTTCGCGTTCCACCGCAACGCGATCGCGCTGGTGAACCGGCCGCTCGCGCTGCCGATCCCGGGCACCGGCGCCCGCGCCGGCGTGGCCTCCGGCCCATCCCCCGGGCCCCACCCCGCTTGCCCGTGGGCCCGGCCCGAGAGGTGACCGACCCGTGGACGTCTTCATCGAAGCACTGAAGTGGCTGCCCCAGGGCGGGGCGGCCGGCGCCGTGATCCTCGTCGTCATGCTGTTTTTGAAGCAGCAGGACAAGATGGCCGACCTGCTGGTGAACCTCACCGACCGCTTCCAGAAGGCGCTCGACCGGATCGAGACGGCCACGGACGCCCGGATGGAGGCGCTCGACGCCCGCCACCGGGAGATGCACGAGGCCACCCAGGCGCAGGTCGCCGGCCTGGTCCGCGACCAGATCGAGGCCAACACCAAGATGACCGTGGCGATCGAGGGGCTCCAGGCGGCCGTCGAGGACCTGAAGGCCCGCAAGCCGGTCTGCCTGGCCTGCCCCGCCTCCGACGCCCCCAAGGGGTAACGACCCATGAGCACCCGCGGGAACCAGCTGCGGACGATCCGCAGCATCCTGTACCGGCTGAAGCGGGCCTACGGGCAGCCGCTCTCGGTCGTGTACCAGACGCAGAGCGCCGTCGACCTGGCGACGGGGGCGAAGACCGTCGCCCGCGGGTCCGTCGACATCGTCAGGGCGATCGCGCTGCCGACGCTCGTGCAGCGGGACTTCAAGTACGACATCGGCTACCTGAAGGCCAACAGCAACTTCACCTACGGCGGGCTGTACCTGGAGGGCGGGCGCGACTTCATCGTCGAGGCCCGCGACCTGCCGGCCGGCTTCGAGATCAAGGCCAGCGACCAGATGTTCCTGGTCTTCCAGGGCAAGCACTACACGATCAAGAAGGTCGAGCAGGTCGAGACCCTGGCCTTCTTCGTCACGGCGCAGTATACCGCCGGCGCCCCGGCCTACGCGGTGGTCCACGCCACGGCGTTCGACCGGCTCGGGTTCACCGAGAGCTTCGCGGGAGGCACCTGATGCCCGTGATGTCGCAATCCGTCGCGGAAGGGCTCCGCTTCACCGAGGCGGCGGGCGTCGCCCCGGTGCGGGCCAGCACCGTGGAGTTCTGGCCCCGCTGGATCGCCGCGTCGGTCGCCCGGCACGTGGACGACCGCCGGCGCGGCCTGCCGCTGTTCCTGGAAGGGATGGACCACGTCGAGGGGCAGCCCGAGTGGATCGAGGTCCGGGTCGACGGCCCGTACATCCTCGAGCCGTCCAAGGGGTGGTTCGAGGTCGCCGTCGAGGTCAACGTCCTGGTCTGCACCGCGAAGGACGCGGTCAACCTGTACCGCCACCACGACAACGTCGGCACCGTGGCGCAGGCCATGAACGGGCCGATCGGCGTCTTCAAGCTCGGCACCGGGGCCGACGACGACCAGACCCTGCTGGGGTGCCTGACCCTGGTCCGCAGCTACGACCAGCGCGAGGCGCTGCGCGTCAGCCACTTCGGCCAGCTCGCCGCGACGACCCCCTTGATGCGGTCGAGCGTCGAGGGGCACTACGCCATGCGGCTGCACGGGTGAGGCGCCCCGGGGCCCATCCCTGACTTTCCTGCGCGGAGGAGCCGTCCGCAACCCCCGAAAGGGACGAACGGCAGATGGCACAGATCGACCTGAAGTTCGCGACGATCAACATCACCGACGGCTACGGCGGCTCCGCCACCGTCAACCAGCCGACCACCGCCCCGGCGGCCGGCGACACGACGCTCACGATCAACGGCTTCACCGGCGCGGTGGCCGACGGCGACACGTTCACCGTGGCCGGCGACACCGGCGGCACCCCGGCCGCCCCGGTCGTCCACACGATCACCAACCACGTCGAGACCTCCGGCAACACGACCGGCCTGACGTTCACGCCGCCGCTGGCCAAGCCCCTGACCAACGGCGCGGTCGTCACCCTCCTGCCCCACTCGCTGACCCTGTTCATCGGCGACGGGACGCTCGAGTACACCGAGCACCGGAACATCGACTACAAGCTCAACCAGGGGTTGCTGAAGTACACCCGGCTCGGCGACCAGCAGCCGATGGACGTCTCGCTCGACTTCGTCTGGGAGTTCCTCACCGGGGCGTCCGGCGACGCGATCCCGACGCCCGAGGACGCCCTCAAGAGGCGGGGCCTGGCCGCCAACTGGGTGACCACGGGGACCGACCCGTGCGAGCCCTACGCGGTTAACATCGAGGTCATCTACGTGCCGCCCTGCGGCGGCGTGGAGAAGGAGACGATCACCCTCCAGTACTTCCGGTACGAGGAGCTGCAGCACTCGTTCAAGGACGCGCAGATCAGCGTCAAGGGCAAGTGCATGGCCCAGCAGGCGCTGGCCACGCGCGGCTAACGCCGCGGGGGATGGGAGTGAGGAGTCAGGGGATGGGGAGGGGCCGCTGATCGCACGATCGGCCGCCCCTCCCCTGCCCTGCTCTCTTCTCCCCCGCCCCCATCTCCCGTCCCCTAACCCCGCGAGCGGAGCGAGCCTTGTGGCCCTGATCGACCTGAAGTACGCGACGATCGAGATCCTCGACGGCTCGACCCCGCCGCACGCCCTGGTGGTCAACCTCGGCACCGGCAACCTGGAGTACACCGAGGCCCGGTCGATCGAGTTCGTGAAGCGGCGGGGCGAGCTGGAGACCGTCCGCGAGGGCGAGGAGCAGCCGGTCGACCTGTCGTTCCAGTTCGCCTGGGAGTCGCTGGCCGCGACCCAGCCGGGGGACCCGCCCACCGTCGAGGACGCGCTGAAGCGGCGCGGCCCGGCCGCCGGCTGGAAAAGCACGTCCCCGGACCCCCTGGCCCCCTACTGCGTCGACGTCGTCGTCACGTACCGGCCGCCCTGCGGCGTCGGGTCCCAGACGATCGGCTTCGCCGAGTTCCACTACGAGGAATTGGCCCACTCGATGGCCGACGCCACCGTGGACGTCAAGGGCAAGTGCAACACCGTCCAGGCGTCCGTCTCCTGACCCGATTGATCGCACGATCCGTCCGGAAATTCCCAGAAAGGTTCCCGTCCGATGAAGCTGCACGGCGTCAAGATCGGAGGCCCCAACGTCGAGGAGATCGTCATCCCCCGGGGCGAGTCCCAGATCGTCTTCCGCGCCACCGCGGTGCTCGACGACCAGGAGTTCGACGACCTCTGCCCCCGCCCCAAGCCCTGGATGGCGATCCTCAAGGGCGGCAAGCGGGTCGAGCAGACCGACGAGCCGACCTACCGCGAGGCGATCGGCCAGTGGGGCAAGCAGCGGGTCGCCTGGCTGGTGCTCAAGAGCCTGGAGGCGACCGAAGGCCTGGAGTGGGAGACGGTCGTCTACGACGACCCGAAGACCTGGCTCAACTACGAGACGGAGCTGACGGCCTCCGGGTTCAGCGACGCCGAGGTGGCCCGGATCATCAACGGCGTGATGGCGGCCAACGGCCTGTCCGAGTCGAAGGTCGAGGAGGCGCGGAAGCGTTTTTTAGCTTCGAGGGAGGAGGAGTCCGCAGCCTCGTCGTCCCCCGGGGACGGACCGCCCACTACGCCGTCTGGCGCGCCTGCGAGCGCGTCGGCGTGACCCCGCCGGACTGCAAGGCCGCCTGGGACGACTGCAACGTCGAGGCCCAGGCGGAGATCATCGCCTACCACCAGGTCCGCGAGCACGAGGAGCGCGAGCTGCGTGTCGCCCTGGCGAAGGCCGGGGCCGCCGCGGCGGCGCCCCTCTGATCGCGCCATCACGGGAGGGCCCCTGCCCTCCCCTGCCCTCTCCGAGGGCGATTCACCCGACACCAAGAACCCGGGTCACGCCCAGCCTACCGGACTTCGCGGCTGTCGGTGTGCCTCTGTTTCGCCATCGCTGTCCTCCTCACGTCGAGCTTACGCTCTGCCCCGAGCGCGCACGAAGTATCAGTAGGAGTCGGAGGAAATCGCTTCGCCGCCGTTGAACGACATCAGGCGGGCGAAAATCCGCATACTCGTCGAGGCCTTCATTAACCGGACTGAGCCGTCGGCGTAGAGCTTGTTGGCTCCGCCAGGGTGGAAGGAGTAATCCTCGTTGTCGTTGGTGCAGTTCGTGTGGCAGTTGCTCTGGCCGCTGGCACCGTGAGTGAAATACTCGCTCTGATAGTCGGCCCAGGCTGCGCCGCTGCTCGTACCATCGGCGACGGTCATGCCAAATCCATACCGCACCGGGCGGCCGGCATCCTCGGAGACGAGGAAGGTATTCGAGAGCCCGTCGGTAACCTCGGCGATCCGTCGGAGCCTGTTACCAAACATGATGCCTTTGACCGAGCCGACCCAGGGCGGTGACCGATCGTTCGACGGGTCGGCGAAGTCCGGAGTCAGACCGACGGACACGGCGTCGTTGATTGCATAGTCGGAGATCGCGCCGTACCAACCGTTGATTTGAGCGCCGGTAGCCGGGTTCGACGCCCGACCCGGCTTCATGACCTTGTCGCCGACCGGGGACGAGGGACAAATCAGTGAGTTGACGACGGTCGATATCGCCGTGTGGTTTGCGTGCTTGATACCGGCCCCCGGGGTGAACCCGCAGAAAGTGATCTGGAAGTTATATGCATTGGATACAGCTTGCTGCTCCATGTACGGCAGCGTGAACGCCACCCAGTTGTGAGCGATGATGTTCGTCACGCTATTGTTCTGTTGCCAGTTCGCGCCGAAGGTCGGGGGTAGCTCGTAGATCCGGCCAGGGACGAACGCATTCTTCACTGCCGCGGGCAGATTTGCCGTCGAGATGGCAAACCCCGGCGGGAAGTGCGCGTAGGCGCTCTCAAAGTTGTGTAGGCCAACCCCGATCTGCCTCAGGTTATTCGTGCACTGAGCGCGACGAGCGGCCTCGCGAGCCGTCTGTACCGCCAGCAGCAGCAGGGCGATGAGCACGGCGATGATGGAAATAACGACGAGAAGCTCGATTAACGTAAAGCCGATTCGCGTCGTACGGGGGTGGGTGCGCATCGGTAGTACCCTGATCCTCAAGCGCCGGGTTTACCGGCGTCATTGACGCAACCCGCTGTGATGCATGGCTCCGTCCGATCCTCGAGCTGGTGATCGGCGAGGAGAATCGGTGTTTCACACGCCCTACAAATCTCCGGAGGGCTGCAACGCGACATCCTTGATCTCGAGGTGCTCGTAGGGCCGGGTCTGAAGCCGGAACTCATCGACCTGGTCGGGAGTGAGGTCGAACTCGCCCACCACCTGGTAGAAGCCTCTGGCGCCAGCCCCCGAACGGCGGAGGGGAAGACGTTCCTTGCCCTCGCGATCGACGGCGACGAGCCTGACCTCCTCATCCTGGATGCTGTTCGTCACCGCGAGGAGCACACCCGCCTTGGTCGCGAACGGATCACTGAAGATGCAGCCCATCCTCTTCTGTAAGCCTGTCGCAAACGCGCCGGTCCTTTTGCCCGCCGTCTCCACGGTTTTCCAGGGCCCGGCTGCGACCGAAAAAGTGACCGTGCAGGATCCCAGGTTGCGCGGGCAGAGAACGGCCGCCAGGCGAAGGCCGGGCACATCCTGGCCCGCCAGAGTCGCGCGTTCCTTTGAGTGGCCTTTGCCGGAAACCGACCAATCCACATCGGCGCCCTCAGGTTCGCCCGTAATGCGGACCGCGACCGCCCGGTAAACATCATCCTCACCCACGGTGGTGTGCTTTACGCCCGGATCACACGGCGCCTCTGCCAGCGGTGTACCGTCGGGCGCCCACCACGACCTCGGCGCCGAAGGGTAGGGCGAGATCCCCACCACCTCGATCGTCGCACCGTTGGGGAACGACCT